AGCACGACATAGTCGTTATAAGTAAGACAGGAGAAATAGGGGAAGTATATGAAATACAAAATTTAAAAATAGCTTTACCTAAACAAAAAAATATTTATAAGTTTGAAGATAATAAATGGAGTAAGTTTGAATATCCAAAAGCTTTATCAAAAATTAAAACAGTTTTTGATTTTAAACAATATCCAGAAGAATTTAAAGAAGAATGGTATGATTACATCGATAATGAGTTTACCCGTAGGGAGGAAGGTTTTTGGTTTTATAACAAAAGCGTTCCTACTTACATTAGTGGTACTCATTACATGTACTTGCAGTGGAGTAAAATTGACGTTGGGGCACAAGACTTTAGAGAATCAAATAGATTATTCTTTATTTTCTGGGAAGCTTGTAAGGCAGATCCACGATCCTATGGGATGTGTTACCTTAAGAACAGGCGTTCCGGGTTTTCTTTCATGGCCTCAGGAGAGGTGGTTAACTTGGCAACCATATCAAGTGACAGTAGGTATGGTATATTATCCAAGTCCGGTCCTGATGCAAAGAAGATGTTCACAGATAAGGTGGTACCCATATCAGTTAATTATCCCTTCTTTTTCAAGCCGACCCAGGACGGAATGGACCGTCCAAAGACCGAACTTGCCTACCGTGTCCCCGCAACCAAGTACACCCGTCGTAAGCTCACCGCCTCCGCCGACGAGACCTTACAGGACGAATTACAGGGACTTGACACCACCATCGACTGGAAAAATACCGGTGATAACTCCTACGACGGTGAGAAACTCAAACTCCTCGTTCACGACGAATCGGGTAAATGGGAAAAGCCCAACAACATCCTCAACAACTGGAGGGTTACGAAAACCACGTTAAGGCTAGGTAGTAGAATTATTGGAAAGTGTATGATGGGTTCAACATCAAACGCTTTAGATAAAGGAGGTAAAGAATTTAAAAAATTATATGATGACTCAGACGTCACAAAAAGAAACAGCAATGGACAGACTCGCTCAGGATTATATAGTTTGTTCATACCTATGGAATGGAATTACGAAGGATACATTGATTCTTATGGATTACCTGTATTCGATACACCGAAAAAAGAAGTTAAAGATCCACACGGAATAACAATAAAACAAGGTGTTATAGAGTATTGGGAAAATGAAGTAGAAGGATTAAAAGAAGATCAAGATGCTTTAAATGAATTTTATAGACAGTTTCCTCGTACAACTAAACATGCTTTTAGAGACGAGTCAAAACAATCTTTATTTAATCTAACTAAAATATATGAGCAAATAGATTTTAATGAAGATTTAAAAAATAGTATAAATATAACAAGAGGTAGTTTTCAATGGGAAAATGGAGATCAAGATACTAGAGTTATATTTGTACCAAATAAACAAGGAAGATTTTTAATTACTTGGATACCAGATATTAATATACAAAATAGAAGATATATTAAAAACGGTATAAATTATCCAGGTAATGAACATATGGGAGCATTTGGCTGTGACCCATATGATATATCAGGAACAGTAGATAAAAGAGGTTCAAATGGTTCGTTGCATGGACTTACAAAATTTAGTATGGAAAATGCGCCACCAAATCATTTTTTCTTAGAATATATAGCGAGACCTCAAACTGCTGAAATATTTTTTGAAGATGTGTTAATGGCTTGTATATTTTATGGCATGCCGATACTTGCAGAGAATAATAAACCAAGATTACTTTACTATTTTAAACGTAGAGGTTATAGAGGTTTTGCAATGAACAGACCTGATAAAGCAAGAAATAAATTATCTGTAACAGAAAGAGAGATAGGTGGTATACCTAATTCTAGTGAAGATATTAAGCAAGCTCATGCTGCAGCAATTGAAACGTATGTTGAAAGTTTTGTAGGATTAAAAGAAACAGGATATGGAGATATGTATTTTCAAAGAACGTTAGAAGACTGGGCTAAATTTAATATAAATAATAGAACAACTCATGATGCTTCGATCAGCTCAGGTTTAGCTCTTATGGCGTGTAACAAGCATAGATATACTCCAACAACAAAAAGAGAATTACAACCTGTTGATTTAGGTATTAAAAAATATAACAATAAAGGATCGACATCAAAAATTATAAGTTAAATGAATATATATACTAACACTAATAGTCCTTTTCCAAGTCAAGTAGTAAGTGACGTAGAAAAAGCTAGTATTGAGTATGGAACACAAGTTGCTCAAGCTATAGAGCAAGAGTGGTTTTCACAAGGAAGGACTAGTGGTAATAGATACTTAACTAACTGGAATAATTTCCATATGTTAAGATCATATGCTAGAGGTGAGCAGTCAATACAAAAATACAAAGATGAGTTAGCTATTAACGGTGATTTATCATATTTAAATTTAGACTGGAAGCCAGTACCTATATTATCTAAGTTTGTAGATATAGTAGTAAATGGTATATCATCAAAAACTTATGATATAAAAGCTTATGCTCAAGATCCTGAGTCAATAAAGAAAAGAACTAGCTATGCTTCTAAAATATATGAAGACATGCTATCTAAAGAATATTTAGATAACTTAAAGAATACTTTAGGTATTGATTTATATCAAACACCTAATACAGATATAATACCAGAAACAACAGAAGAGTTAGAACTTCACATGCAATTATCGTATAAGCAAAGTGTAGAAATAGCAGAAGAAGAAGCTATATCTAGTGTACTTGCTCAAAACAAATATGATTTAATTAGACGTAGATTAAATATGGATTTAGCTGTTTGCGGTATTGCAGCGGCTAAAACTAGTTTTAATACAGCTGAAGGTATTACTGTTGACTATGTTGATCCAGCATATATGGTATATTCTTATACAGAAGATCCAAACTTTGAAGACATATACTATGTTGGTGAATTAAAAGCTATAACAATACCAGAGCTTAAAAAAGAGTTTCCTAATATATCTGATGAAGAACTAAAAAGAATACAAGCAACGCCAGGTAATAAGTCTTATATTACTGGTTGGGGTGATTATGATAAAAATACAGTTCAAGTTTTATACTTTGATTATAAAACATATCATAACCAGGTATTTAAAATAAAGCAAACAGATCAAGGATTAATGAAGGCTATTGAAAAGCCAGATACATTTAATCCACCAGAAAACGATATGTTTGAAAGAGTTTCAAGATCTATTGAAGTATTATACAGTGGTGCTAAAGTTTTAGGTACTGATACAATGCTTAAATGGGAGCTTGCTGAAAACATGTCAAGACCTTATGCTGATACTACTAAGGTTAAAATGAATTATGCTATATGTGCACCTAGAATTTATAAAGGTAGAATAGAATCATTAGTTAGCAAATGTACTGGTTTTGCTGATATGATTCAAATTACACACTTAAAACTACAGCAAGTTATATCTCGTATGGTGCCAGATGGTGTTTACTTAGACATGGACGGGCTTGCTGAAGTTGATTTAGGTAATGGTACTAATTATAATCCAGCAGAAGCACTAAACATGTATTTCCAAACTGGTAGTATTGTTGGTAGAAGTTTAACGCAAGAAGGTGATATGAATCCAGGTAAAGTTCCAATACAAGAACTTAACTCTGGTACAGGTGCTGGCAAAATACAAAGTCTTATACAAACTTATCAATACTATTTACAGATGATAAGAGACGTGACGGGACTAAATGAAGCTAGAGATGGTAGTTTACCAGATCGTAACACGCTTGTAGGATTGCAGAAGCTAGCCGCTAATGCATCAAATGTAGCAACTAGACATATTATACAATCTAGTTTATTTTTAACGCTTAAATTGTCAGAAAATATTAGCTTAAAAGTAGCTGATGCACTGGAGTTTCCATTAACTAGAGCATCGTTACAGAACTCTATATCAACATATAATATTAAAACATTAGATGAAGTTGTTAATTTAAATCTTCATGACTTTGGTATTTTCTTAGAATTAGAACCAGATGAAGAAGAAAAACAACAATTAGAGGCTAACATACAAATAGCTTTACAAGCTAAGAACATTGATGTTGAAGACGCAATAGATTTAAGACAAATTAAAAATCTTAAATTAGCTAATCAAATGTTAAAAGTAAAACGTAAAGAAAAAGCTAAACAAGATCAATTAGCACAGCAAGCTAATATACAAGCTCAAGCAGAGGCTCAAGCTCAAGCGGCAGAGAAAACAGCTATGGCAGAAGTACAAAAACAACAAGCTATATCTGGTGCTAATGTAGAATATGAAAAAGCTAAGAGTGAGTTTGAAAAAGATCGTATGCAGTTGCAAGCACAATTAGATCAACAAAAAATAATGCAGCAGCATAAAAACGATATGGAACTTAAACAATTAGAAGTTTCAAATCAACAATCAAAAGAACAATTAAAAGAAGATCGTAAAGATAAAAGAATAAAAATGGAAGGCACTCAACAGAGTCAAATGATTGAACAAAGAAATGTAGATGGTCCAGCAATAGACTTTGAAGCACAATCCAGTTCAATGATGAATCCTTCTATGTAGTATTAACTATTTAATTATATTATATTATGTCAAACACAAAAGCAGCCGTAGAGGTGAAGCAAGAAGGTGAATTTACTTTAAAAGGTAAATCAAAACCTAGAAAACCAAAACAATTAGGTAATAAAGAACAAGAAATACCGAAGGTGAATATTAAAGAGCCTTTAGTAGAAGTCGAACCTGATGTTAAAAAGGTGGAAATTAAAAACGAAGAAATTAAAAAAGAAGACGATGCCATTCAAATCGGAGAAACAGAGGAGGTATCTGTGGAAAAACCATCCGGAGATAGCACAGAGATGGGAGAATCTGTACAAGAGTCCAACGAGACTGCTGAAGGGTTTTCTCCGATCCAAGAAGTAACTGAAGAAGAAGTTAAACAAGAAGTAAAACAACCAGAAGTTAAACCAGTTGAACAACCAGCTGTAGATTTACCTGAAAATGTAGAAAAACTTGTTAGCTTTATGAAAGAAACAGGTGGTACTGTAGAAGATTACGTTAGATTAAACGCTGATTACAGTAACATTGATGAAAAAGCATTGTTAAAAGAATATTACAAAAAAAATAAACCTCATTTAGACGCTGAAGATGTAGATCTTATTTTAGAAGATTTTACATGGGATACAGATGTTGATGAGGAAAGAGATATACGAAAGAAAAAGTTAGCATTTAAAGAAGAAGTTGCTAAAGCTAGAACGTATCTAGATAACTTGAAAGACAAATACTATGACGAAATTAAACTACGTCCTGGTGTAACTCAAGAGCAACAAAAAGCAATGGACTTTTTTAATCGTTACAATAAACAGCAAGAACAGGCTGAGCAACTACACACGCAGTTTAAACAAAGTACTCAACAGCTTTTCAGCGATCAATTCAAAGGTTTTGATTTTGAAGTTGGAGGTAAAAAGTACAAGTATAACATACAAAATCGTGATGCAGTTGCAGAAAACCAATCAAACATTAACAATCTGATAGGGAAGTTCCTAGATGCAGATGGTAGTGTAGTAGACCCGGCTGGTTATCATAAAGCAATGTATGCTGCTGAAAACGTAGATAAAATCGCTACTCATTTTTACGAACAAGGTAAAGCTGATGCCGTTAAGGATGTAGTTAACAAATCTAAAAACCTTTCTGATGTAAAAGCTAGACAAGGTAATACAGGTGAAGTTTTCGTCGGTGGCTTTAAAGTAAAATCGATTAGTGGTGCAGACTCTACAAAACTTAAAATTAAAACAAAAAAGTTTAACTAATTTAAAATTTATTAATTATGGGTACATTAACTCCACAGTTTGGAAAAATCGTACCATCTCAGTCTCAAGAACTTTTAAATAGTAATTATTTAAAATTTAATGAAGCTGGAACAGATGGAACTTTTCTCCAACAGTATTTACCAGAGGTCTACGAAGCTGAAGTAGAGCGTTATGGAAACAGAAC